CTGGCATCAAAATGCGTGGCGCTGGTGCAGCTACCAAGGGCGTAATGTCAAGGGGCCCGATGGCATGAACTATTCTGAGCTTTCGGCGGCGATACAGACCTACACGGAAAACAATTTTCCGGCGATTACCCTTGCGGATTCGTCTACGGTCTCGTCTACGACTCAGATTAACCGTTTCATCCAACAGGCAGAACAGCGCATCTACAACTCGGTGCAGTTCCCATCGTTGCGCAAGAACATGACGGGAACCATCACTTCCGGCAATAAGTACTTGTCGGCTCCGACAGACTACCTTGCAACGTACTCAATGGCTGTTTACACGGGCTCTGGCCCGTTCACATACCTATTGAACAAGGATGTGAACTTCATCCGTGAAGCCTACCCAACGCCGACTGATACAGGAACGCCCAAGTACTACGCGCTGTTCGGCCCGACAGTCTCCAGTTCTACAATCAGCACAGAACTCTCGTTTATTCTTGGGCCTACGCCCGATGCGGCCTACTCGGTAGAGCTTCATTTCTACTACTACCCTGAGTCAATCACCACCGCAACCACCACATGGTTGGGAGACAACTTTGACACCGTGCTGCTGTACGGTTCATTGGTAGAGGCATACACCTTTATGAAGGGTGAGGCCGACTTGGTTGCGCTGTACGACGGCAAGTACAAGGAAGCCCTTGCACTGGCTAAACGTCTGGGTGATGGTATGGAACGTCAGGATGCGTACCGTAGTGGTCAATATAGACAGGCGGTAACATGAGTATTGTCCAAACGCAGACCACCAGCTTCAAGAAGGAGTTGTATCAGGCCGTCCATAACCTGTCCACGGACACCATCAAGATTGCCCTGTACACCGGGAATGCAGATTTAAATGCAGACACCACGGTGTACACAACCTCAAACGAGGTGGTGGCTTCTGGGTACACCGCAGGCGGCAATACGCTGACTGGGGTGGCTATCAGTTCTTCTGGCTCTACAGCCTATGTGAACTGGGCAAATACATCTTGGACGGCTGCAATCACAGCCCGGTGCGCTCTGATTTACAACGTGACACAGGGTAACAAATCCATTGCAGTGATTGACTTCGGGGCAGACAAAACCTCGACCACGACCTTTACAATCACCATGCCTGCCAACACTTCCACAACCGCACTCATTAGGAGTTCAAATTGATTGTCACTACAACCAAAGGCGATATGGATACCTCCCTGCTGGAGCATCGTTCTGGCGAGGTAGACAATGAGAATGAGTTCACTACATGGACGGAATACTGGCTAGATGGTGAATTGGTTCATCGGTCTGCGCACGTAACGCTGAAGAAAATGCCCGCATTTGCGGGCGCTGAGACGGCTTCTTTTTAAGGACTAATCATGGCTAATACTCAATCGATGTGTACCTCCTTCATGGGGGAACTTATGCTGGGCCAGCACCAATTTGGTACTGCTACGCTTGTGTCTCGTGGTAGCTTGACTGCTCCCACTACTGACACGTTCAAGGCGGCGCTGTATTTTGCTTCTGCAACCGTCAATGCAGCTACCACTGCGTACTCCACTACTGGTGAAGTGACTAACACATCCGGTACAGGCTACACGGCTGGCGGTGTCACGGTGACCAACGGAACAGCCCCAACTGCTACAAATAGCTCGTCTACGGCTGGTGTGGCGTACTGGACTCCTACGGCAAGTTTTTCGTGGACTTCGTTGACCATTACAACTGCATTTGATTCAGTGCTGATATACAACTCCACGCAAAGCAACAAAGCGGTAAGCGTCCACACATTCGGTTCTCAGACTATTACGGCTGGTACGTTCACTCTGACCATGCCCTCCAATACGACGAGCACTGCCCTACTGCGCTTGGCTACAACCTAAAGCGGAGACGGCTACAAGCCGTTTAGACCATGTTTGGTATCTCCGCCTATGCTCAGTCGCCATATGCCTCGTTAGGAACAACCCCAAATGTAACGGTTGCCCTGACGGGGGTAGTAGCGTCTGGTAGCGTAGGAACGCTGACTCCGGTAGTTTCACTGGCCTTAACAGGTGTAGCAGCCTCTGGCGCAGTTGGAACCCAGACAGTAACGATTTCGGTAGCCATAACGGGCGTATCCGCTACGGGCAGCGTCGGAATTATTACGCGAACTTTCCCCATAACTGGGGTAGAAGCATCTGGTGCAGTTGGAACCGTAGCGCCAACGACTTCACTGGCCCTAACCGGGGTGTCTGCATCAGGTAGCGTAGGAACAGTAACGGTATCTAAATCTGTTGCGTTGACCGGAGTATCGGCAACGGGTAATGTAGGCACAGTAGCGGTAACCAAGTCTGTAGCCTTAAACGGGGCTCTTGCTTCAGGTACGGTTGGAACAGTAACGGCAACCAAGTCTTTCTCAGAGACCGGCGATGCGGCTACAGGTAGTGTAGGTAGTGTTGGGGTAACGAAGTCTTTTGCGCTGACTGGGGCATCTGCTGCGGGCAGTGTTGGCCCGCTTATACCGGGCAAAGTAGCGGATGCTACGGGCGATGTAGCCACGGGCAGCGTAGGCACACTTGGGGTGACAAAGTCTTTCCCACTGACCGGGGTTTCAGCTTCTGGCGCAGTGGGGGATGTGGTCAAGATTTACTGGACGACCATCGTAGACAGTCAAGACGCAAACTGGCAAAATATAGATGATTCTGAGACGGCTGGATGGGCACTGATTGACACATCAGAAACCAACGACTGGGTCTTAATCGACACGGCTTAGGAAAAATATGGCTTTTGTACTTGCAGACCGGGTAAAAGAAACTACCACTACGACGGGTACGGGGACAGTCACGCTCCTTGGAGCCTCCACCGGCTACCAGTCGTTTTCAGCTATTGGCAACGGTAATACAACGTATTACACAATTGCAGGCCAGACCGGCTCCGAGTGGGAGGTTGGCATTGGAACCTACACCTCAGCAGGAACCACGCTCTCCCGCACCACGGTGCTGTCCTCCAGCAACTCTGGCTCTTTGGTCAGCTTCTCTGCTGGTACAAAAGATGTGTTTGTCACTTACCCAGCAAGCTTTACGTCCAATGCCGTAGGCGGCGGTGTTGGGGCAGTCATGCTTAATGCAGATACAGTTACTGTTAATGGAACAATTGCCACAGGGCAAAACGGTTTGAGTGTGGGGCCAGTCACCCTAGCGTCAGGTGTAGCCATTACAGTTTCCAGCGGTCAACGCTGGTTGGTCTTATAAGGACAGAACATGTCAAGCATTTCCGCAGGAACAACATCCAGCACCGCGCTGGTTGCTACAGCCGACACATCTGGCGCGTTGGTATTGCAGACCAACAATGGCACGACTGCGCTCACACTTAGCACCGCACAAAACGCCACCTTTGCCGGGACGCTTACAACAGCAGCCAAGGGTATTGCCGCAGCATCTTTACCAGCGGGTGCAGTGTTGCAAGTATCACAAGGGTGGAAAACCAATACATTTTCAACTACAAGCACTAGCTTACAAGATGTTTCTGGATTAAGTGTAACAATTACTCCCACTTCTTCGTCTAGCAAGTTTTTAATAATGGTTAATATGACATACCTCAATACTTATTTTGTAGGTCGTGTTGTTTTACTAAGAAATTCTACAGAAATTGGTAAGGCTGATGCTGCTGGCAATAGGCCAATAGACTTTTTATATTATTCAAATTCAACCAATGGTGGGGCTGACGGTCAATGGGTAAGAGAGAGTATGGACTATTTGGATTCTCCAGCAACATCAAGTTCTATTACTTATAAAATACAAGCGTGCGCTAGAACAGATGGTGCAGGCGGCACGATGTATATCAACAGGTCTAATACAGACCGAGACACAGTTAGTTACGATGCCCGAGGCGTATCATCAATAGTAGTGATGGAGATTGCAGCATGAACCACAATGCAATTTATGCTCTTTACCCCCACGTGGTTTCAGTTGATGACGGTGCTGGTGCGTTTGATGCCCAAGGCAACAAAGTAGAAATTGACCTTGCCGCAGTTGCTGCTTGGGTAGACCCCAACGCCTACAAATACAAACGCGCCGCTGAATACCCGTCTATAGTTGACCAGCTTGACTTGATGTACCACGGCGGTATGGATGCGTGGAAGACCGCCATCCAAACCGTCAAAGACAAGTATCCGAAAGGCTAACCCATGACCACAACAATCAACGCCAGCAACAGCGGCAGCGGCGGCTTAGTCCAGACCGCAGATGCATCGGGAGTCCTTGCCCTGCAAACAGCAGGAACCACAGCGGTCACTATCAACGCAAGTCAGAATGTGACTTTTAACAGCACTGGAGCATTGACCCTTCCAAGTGGCACAACTGCACAACGCCCTTCAAGTCCCGTCGCAGGGCAAACTCGTTGGAACACGACTTTTTCACTCCAAGAAGTTTATACAGGAACATCTTGGATGGTTATAAATGCAGTTAACGAACCTTATGCGGTTCAGTCTCTTGTTATCGCTGGAGGCGGCGGCGGGGGCAACAACGAAACAAATACGCCAGCTGCTGGTGGTGGTGGCGCTGGCGGCTACCGCTCTTCAGTTGTGGGTGAAAGTTCCGGTGGTGGGGCAAGCGCAGAAAGCACAATAACTGTAAATTCTGGTTCTGTGTACACAGTAACGGTTGGTGCTGGCGGTGCGCAAAAAGTAAGCGGGTCAAATTCTGTATTTAGTACTATTGTTTCTATTGGCGGCGGCGCTGGTTCTGGCTGCGCGGTTGTAGGGTCAAGCGGCGGTTCTGGCGGCGGCGGCGCACAGGCCGTTAATAGCGGTTTAGCTGGAACTGCTGGTCAAGGATATGCTGGTGGCCTTGCAAATGACAGTACTCAAACCGCTGGTGGTGGCGGCGGTGCTGGTTCTGTCGGAGGAGACTATTCGGGTAACTCTGGAGGCAATGGCGGTTCCGGGGTTACTTCTTCTATCAATGGTACTGCTACAGCCCGTGCTGGCGGAGGAGGAGGAGGAAATAGAAGTGGTGGCAGCGGAGGGAATGTTGTTGCTGGCGGCGGGCAAGGCGGCGGCTATCAGGGTAATGGTGGTGCGGCAACTGCAAACACAGGCGGTGGCGGAGGCGGCGCTGGAGGAAATCCGGGCTACACCAATTACGCTGGTGGAAGTGGCGGCTCAGGTATTGTCATCATTCGCTACCTTGGGTCACAAAAAGGTTCGGGTGGTACGGTGACATCTTCCGGTGGGTACACAATTCACACCTTTACCTCCAGCGGTACATACACGGCGTAAGGAACACCATGACAGTCATCATCAACGGCACGACTGGTACGCTCCAGAACTACGACTACCTCGTCCCGACTACGGGGTTCTCATACACGTTCAGCACCTACAACACGCTGATAATGAACCCTGCCGGTACATTGGCTACGGGAACCATTACGATGCCAGCAAGCCCTAGCGATGGCATGATAGTCACCTTCAGCAGCACACAAGCAATTACTGCGCTCACGGTCAGCGCCAACACCGGGCAGACAGTTTGGAATAATGGGTTTGGGCTTGCATCAGGGCAAGCAGCGTCTTTTATATATCGTGCTGCGTCTACTACATGGTTTGCATTTATTACTACCGCAGCGGCTCAATATACAGTAAGTTATTTAGTAGTTGCGGGAGGCGCAAGCGGTGGTTATGGAGGTTCTGGAGGGCAAGGCGGGGGTGGTGCGGGCGGTTTATTAAGTGGGTCAGCATTTTCTTTAACTACTGGAACTGCTTACACCGTTACTGTTGGAGCCGGTGGCGCTGCGGTAACTAGTGGCACATCTAACGGCAATAATGGCTCCAATTCAGTTTTTTCTAGTGTGACTACAACTGGCGGCGGCGGTGGCGGTCTTGCAGCAGCAACTGCTCCCTCTGGAGGTTCTGGTGGTGGCGGTGGTGAAAATGGCGGCGTGGGCGGCGCTGGAACATCTGGACAAGGTAATGCTGGCGGCAGCGTGGGAGGTGGCGTTAGTTTTACTGGTGCTGGTGGAGGCGGCGCAAGCGCTGCTGGCGGGACGGGAACAGGAACAAATGGCGGTACAGGCGGCGCAGGCGGCGCGGGCAGCGCAAGTAGCATAAGTGGCAGCAGCGTCACCTATGCGGGAGGTGGTGGTGGTAGTTCATTTGGTGCTGGTACTGGGGGCGCTGGTGGCACAGGCGGCGGCGGCAAAGGATGTAATGGAGCTGGAAGCGCTGCCGTTGCTGGCACGGCCAATACTGGTGGGGGTGGCGGTGCAGGCACACAAGTGGGAACTGCTACACCATCTGCTGCTGGCGGTTCGGGTATTGTCATCATCAGCTACTCTGGCAGCCAACGAGGTACGGGCGGTACGGTAACTTCATCTGGCGGCAACACAATCCATACATTCACTTCTTCTGGAACATATACAGCGTAAGGACAAACATGGCACATTTTGCAAAAGTATCAAACGGCGTAGTGGTTCAAGTCATCGTGGCTGAACCCGAGTTCTTCCAGACGTTTGTGGACACAAGCCCCGGCGAGTGGATTCAGACCAGCTACAATACCCACGGCGGGCAGCACCCAGAAGGTCGTCCACTGCGTAAAAATTACGCAGGCATTGGCTACACCTATGACCGCACCCGCGATGCGTTTATCCCCCCTAAGCCCTACGCAAGCTGGACGCTGAACGACAGCACCTGCCTATGGGACGCACCGACCCCAATGCCAACCGACGGCGTTTACACTTGGGATGAGTCAACCACTTCTTGGGTCGCCGTATGACAACTGCATATACCTCTTACTTGGGCCTTGCCCTTCCTGTCACGGGCGAACTGTCTGGTACATGGGGCGACACGGTCAACAACTACATCACCCAGTACCTTGACGCTTCCGTTGCAGGGACAAACACGCTCAGCAGTGACTCGGATGTAACGCTGGTTAAGACCACCAATGCGTCACTGAGCGGCACGTCTTCTCAATATGCAGTCATCCTCTGGACGGCTGGGGGCACAGCAACCCGCACCATCATTGCGCCGTCTGCTTCGTCAGGTAGCCGTCAGTTTTACATCGTTGTCAACAAGACTTCCAGCACACAGTCCATCAAACTGTGCGGCACAGGGCCAACTACTGGGGTGACAATCGCCGCAGGCAATTCGGCTATTTGCGCATGGAATGGTTCTGACTTTATTCAAGTAGCTGGACTTGTAAACCTAGCTACCAATGTCACTGGCACTTTGCCGGTAGCCAATGGCGGAACAAGCTCCACAACGCTAACAGCCAACAACGTCTTGCTTGGCAACGGTACATCTGCCCTGCAAACTGTAGCGCCCGGAACTTCTGGTAACGTACTTACCAGTAATGGTACAACTTGGGTTAGTTCTGGAGCAGTACCTGTTGGGTCATTCCTATGGCATACAACATCATCAGTACCAACAAGCTACTTGGAAGCAAACGGTGCTGCTATTTCCCGTTCAACATATGCTTCGTTGTATGCAGTAATTGGTACTACGTATGGAAGTGGTGATGGGACTACAACCTTCAATGTGCCTGATGTGCGCGGGTATTTTGTTCGCGGATATGACAATGGCAGGGGTGTAGATAGCGGTCGCGCATTTGGTTCTAACCAACTAGCCACTCACATCGGAACCATTCAAGATAGCCGTACTGTGCAACAGGCTATTGCGCTAACACAAGGTGACGATATTACTTACGCATCGCAAACGTACTACATAATGAGCGGGTATCAAAATACAACAAACACTAGTACTGCGGGCACTTTTGTTGGCGCACGCCCAATCAACATTGCGTTCTTGCCTTGTATTAGGTATCAATAACCATGAAAACCGTAATCCAACTAACTGCTGACGGTTACTACTCTGGGTTGGTTACTGCCCATGAGTCTCCATTGGAGCCGGGTGTTTACCATTACCCAGCCGACTCGGTGGATGCACCACGACCTGATATTCCAGACAACCATCTGGCAAAGTGGGTTAACGGACAGTGGGCCTATGAAGAGGTTGTCCCATACGTTATACCCAAGCCAACTGTCGAAGCCCTACAAGCTCAGTTGACCGCACTGCAAGCGCAAATTGCAACCTTAACGAATCCATAAACAATGTGCGCTGGCTCATCCCAATCCTTATCCTGTCTCTGGTCTATGGGGCAACGGTTAAGCGCGAGTGCAGTGTCAGTGAGTTTGTAAACCTTGCGTACTCCAGCCATGACCCCAAGGAGCGCACAGACAAGATATGGGGTTGGTTGGAAGAGTCAGGGCCGGTATGTACCAAAGAGCAGCTAACGCTGATTTACTCTAACTTGGGTAACATACTAGGCAACGCAGACAGTATGAAAGTTCGCTCAAAAATTGAGCAGTTGCATGAAAGGGCAAAGTGATGGACGCTAAAGACCGGCTAATTTATTGGGTCACGATGATGGTTACCGCAACCTTATGTTCCGTGGTCGTTGTCCTTATTGCGGCGCTTGTTCACGGCTTGTTTGTGAAAGAAGTGGACAACACCAAGATTTTTGAAATCATTGGCCCTGCTTTTCAGACTATCGTCGGCGGACTTATTGGGTGGTTGTCTGGACTAAAGGTTGGTTCACATATGGATGAAATCAAAACAGGAGAAACAAATGGCTGATGACCTCTTATCCTCACTCAATCCAGTCAACGCGCTATTCAAGATTGGTAGCCAAGTAATTGACCGTGTATGGCCTGACCCTGAGAAGGCTGCGGCTGCAAAGCTGGAACTATTCAAGATGCAGCAGTCCGGTGAGCTATCCATCATTGCAGGCCAACTGGACATTAACAAAGTTGAAGCTGCCAACCCTAGCATCTTTGTATCTGGCTGGCGACCCGGTATCGGATGGGTCTGCGGTGCAGGCTTTGCCGTGCAGTTTGTTGTTGGCCCTCTTGCTGAGTGGGGCAGTGCGCTCTACGGTCACCCTGTGAAATTTCCTCAAATGGACATGGGTACGATGATGCCCCTCATGTTGGGGATGCTCGGGCTGTCCGGCATGAGAACTGCTGAAAAAATCAACGGGGTTGCCTCAAAATGAACCTTTTTGTTCCCGTTCTGTACATATGCCTAAATGGGCATTGTGAGTTTCTGCAACAAATGACTGTTTACCCTGATGAACAAGAATGCAAAGCAGTAGTTGCGGAAAAAAAAGCATGGTACGCAACAAACTCTACTGCAACAATAGAGACAACTTGCATCATTGCTCCAGCCAAAGTGATGGAAAACGATGTTAAACCTAAACGCAAGGAAACCATATGATTAACTCCTGCAGCCTTGATGACCTAGTACCCCCCGCCAAACAGCGGGCGCAAGCATTTGTGGAAGCCGCCAAGGCCAAGGGCATTGACTTGCTGGTAACCTCCACCTACCGAGACAACGAGAGCCAAGCCGCGTTGTATGCCCAAGGCCGCACTACCCCCGGCGATGTGGTCACCAACGCCAAGCCGGGTCAGTCTTGGCACAACTACCGCTGCGCTTTAGATGTGGTGGCGTTGGTAAATGGCAAACCTATTTGGAACAAAAAAGACCCCATCTGGCAAAAAATTGGTGAGATAGGCAAGTCATGCGGATTAGAGTGGGCTGGCGACTGGAAAGATTTCAAAGAATTCCCGCACTTCCAATACACTGGTGGCCTGACCATTGCCCAACTGCAACAGGGCGCAAAGATAGCCTGATATGCCACTACAAAAAGTCCTTCTCAAGCCCGGTGTAAACAGGGAGAACACTCGTTACACCAACGAGGGAGGTTGGTATGAGTCCGACAAAGTGCGGTTCCGTCAAGGCACGCCTGAAAAAATTGGTGGATGGCAACGCATTTCGTCTAGTACTTACGCAGGTGTTTGCCGGTCACTGTGGAATTGGACAACCTTGACGGGCGCTAACTTACTTGGTGTTGGCACAAGCAACAAGTTTTATATTGAAGCTACGGGCGTTTATTACGACATAACGCCAATCTATACAACGATTGCGCTTTCTGCAAATCCATTTGCAACAGTAAACACTTCAACCACCGTTACAGTTACTGATATTGGATTTAACCCCCAAGCGGGGGACTATGTAATTTTCAGTGGTGCTGCCGCAGTTAACGGAATCACTATCAGCGGAGAATATGTTGTACAAACAGTAATAGATAGCACCCACTACACCATTACTGCGGCTACAGCCGCTACAGGCACAGGTTCTGGTGGCGGTGCAGTGGTTTTTGCATCTTACATTTTGCATATTGGTTCTGCCACGAACGTAAGTTTTGGTGGTTGGGGTTCTAACGTCTGGAGTTCCAGCAACTGGGGCGGGGTTGGTTATGCTAGTACAGCTACCTTAGCTATTTGGTCGCAGTGGAACTTTGGTGAAAATTTGGTGTTTGGCCCCAAGCAGGGCAAGTTGTATTTCTGGAACGCATCTACTGCGGTAGCGTTAGCTACCCCTACAACGGTAACCATTTCTAACGCCACTCCAGCGGTAGTAACTTTGACCGCCAATACAACCACGCCAATCATCAGCGGTACGGCAGTCATGTTTCAGACAACTGGGGCACTGCCTTTGCCGCTTGCACCCTACACGGTGTACTACGCCACCTACGTTACTGCCACCACGTTTAAACTGTCTTCTTCGTACGCTAATTATTTGGCTGGCACGTTTATCAATACGAGCACCGCAGGCTCCGGTACGCAAAGTCTTTCTCCTCGGGGGATTGCTGTTACAGATTTGGCGGGTGCGTCTAGCGTTCCAATTGAACAAAATACCCTTTTGGTATCAGATTCCAGCCGGTTCACAATCTGCTTTGGCGCTAACCCATATGGTAGTACAACCTATGACCCAATGACTGTGCGCTGGTCAGACCAAGAAAGCGTTGTGGAATGGGCTCCTGCGGTGACTAACCAAGCAGGTGAAATCCGGTTATCTCATGGCTCCACTATTGTGTCGGTATTGCAGAGCCGCCAAGAAATCATAATTTTTACCGATGCTGCGGTTTATTCATTGCAATATCTTGGCCCTCCCTATGTATGGGGTAACCAGCTTCTATCAGACAACATTTCCATTGCCAGCATCAATGCAGCGGCTTATGCCAGCGGTATTACTTATTGGATGGGTCAAGACAAATTCTATAAATACGATGGTCGGGTTCAAACCCTACGCTGCGACCTGCGGCAGTACATTTACGACGACATCAATCGTTCCCAGTTTGACCAAGTGTTCTCTGGCACGAATGAAGGTTTTAATGAAGTCTGGTGGTTCTACTGTTCGCAAGCCAGCACGACCATAGACAAGTATGTTATCTACAACTACGCAGAAGACCTTTGGTACTACGGTTCTATGGCCCGCTCAGCATGGTTAGATACGGCTTTGAGGAACTATCCTATTGCAGCCACCTACTCAAACAACCTTGTCTACCATGAGTATGGCGTAGACGACAACGTCACTGGAACCCCTGCGGCTATTGAATCATCCATCACTTCTGCTCAGTACGATATTGGAGACGGGCACAACTTTGCATTTGTGTACCGGATGCTGCCTGACTTGACGTTCCGTGGGTCTACAGCAGGGACTACGCCACAAGTGACCATGTACCTACAAGGATTGAATAGCTCAGGTTCGGGGGTTACGCAATCTGGTAATGCTACCGTGTCTAATCTAGGCCCCGCCGCATCAGTAATTAACGTAGACCAATTTACCGGGCAGGTTTACATTCGTATTCGTGGTCGCCAGATGCAGATGCAAATTACCTCCAACACGCTTGGGGTGCAGTGGCAACTTGGCGCTCCTCGTATTGACATTAGACCGGACGGTAGACGGTAATGGCTACTACTATTATTGCGCTAAATTTACGGCCCCCTGCCCAGCCGCGCCTTCCTGCGGCCCCATCAGATTACGACCCTAACTACGCTAACCAGTTAAACAACGTCTTGCGGTTGTACTTCAACCAGCTAGACAACGCATTTACATCACTGCTGAGTAGTGGTGGCAGTTCTTATCTACGCGCCCCCTATGGTGCGTTTTCTGACTACAACACCCAGACTGCAACGGCAAACACGGCTACCCTGATGGGGATAACCAACACGGATTTCAGCAATGGGGTAACTGTCAGTTCATCAAAAATCACGGTAAAGAATGCAGGTATATACAACCTCCAGTTCAGCACCCAATTCCAAAACACGGACAACGCAATCCAAGATATCAGCATTTGGTTGCGCCAAAACGGCACGGATATACCGGGCTCAACTGGATTGGTATCTATCCCCGCCAGAAAAAGTGCTTCAGCAGGGGAAGAAGCGCATCAAATTACTGGCTGGAATTACTATGTAAGCATGGCTGCAAATGATTACATTCAGATTTACTGGTCAACCACGCTTGCATCCGTGACTATAAAAACCTATGCCGCTTCCACAGGCCCAGTTCGCCCCTCAACTGCCTCTGTAGTAGCTACAATGTCATTCGTATCCGCGCTTCCTATAGCCGCCGTCTAAGGACTTCCTATGAGCCTTCAACTTGTTGCCCAACACCTAGCCCAAAAGGGCCGGGGGCCAGACTCCACCCTTGTTCATATGTCCAACCGGGAAGTGGCAGGTTTAAACGCACTTGCTCAAAAACATGGTGGACATCTAAGTACAAACCCTAGTACCGGACTCCCTGAAGCGGGATTCTTGGACAGCATTCTTCCCGCAGTTGCAGGCGCTGGATTGACGTATTTCAGTGGTGGAGCAATTAGCCCTTTAATGTCGGCGGGAATTGTGGGTGGTCTTACAGGATTGGACTCCAAAGATTTGAGCAAGGGTCTAATGGCAGGTCTTGGAGCTTGGGGTGGTGGTGAAATGGTAGGTGGATTAGCTGGATTGGGTGCAACCAGCACCGGAGCCGGTGAAGCCGCTAGACAAGCTGCTGTAAACGGTGCAATAGAAAATGGTACATATCAATCTGCCGTAGGTTCTGGTTTAAATGAATTTGCTGCACAGCCAATGGCATCTCTATCTACCCTTGGGGGCGGCAGTGCCCTTAAAGGCAGTCTTCCCATCTTGGCAGGCTTGGCCCCCGCTGCGGCTGATGCATTGGATAACTCTGGTGAAGATAATGGAGCGCCAGCACAAAAGAAAGGTTACATCCGCAAGTACGCGCTTGACCCCGTTACTGGGCAATACAAGCAAGTGGGTGTCTATGAAGCTGGCGGCGACCCCAACAAGGACGTTACAACTGAGGCCGGTACGGCGGGCGCGTTTGGCGGTGTGGGCCAGTCTGAATATCAAAAAGCCCACGGCATGGCTGACGGCGGTACGACATCAAGCGATTCCAGCCGCATTTATGACTACCTGATGGGCCGGGGGAAAAACCCTATGCAGTTTCGGCATACCACCGCACCGCAGGTGGACTACAACATACCCAAACCTCCTGAGCCCATTACACCCACCACTCCTATTTTGGAAAAGGTGTATGACCAGTACGGGAACAGAAGCGGTGGCGGCATGGATGCCGAACAACGTGCAGAGCAGGAAAAAGCTTATAACACCCCGCAAGACTATTTAAGTATTGACCGGTATGACCCAGACACAGGGACAACGGTGAAGGATGTGCAATCACAAGCAAGTCTTGCAGCAATGAGTCCCGCTGAAAGAGCAATGCACATGCAGGATGTTAGATTGCAAAGTCCAATTAGAACTGCTATATCAGATGTAATTACAGATGTTGGAGTAATTCCAATTGGAGCAAAGATACTAGATTCCATTATGAATCCGTTTGGCAAACCAGTAAATTTAGACCCGGCTCCTGTGAGAGATGTGCAGCCCGGAGAATTTCGCTACAACTACAGTCCCACTGCTGACGCAAAAAGCGATATTCGTCAGGGCGGATTTGAAACTACACCTTACGGCGACGCAAAAAGCGACCTGCGTGGTGGAGGGTTTGACAATACACCCGCCCCCGGAACAGGAAATTACGGTGACGCAAGAGGCGACCTGCGTGGTGGAGGGAGTGACCAAGACGGCGGTCAAATGAGTGGCGACCCGAGTGGTGGCGACCACTCAACTGCGGCCCACGGCGGTTATCTGCAACACGGGCAGTTTCAGCACATGGCCTACGGCGGAATCAGCGGTCATCTACGCCCACCCCAGCCGTTCTATGCAAATGGCAAATTCAGCTACAAAGGCCCACAAGTCTATGCAGATGGCGGCATTGCGGCCCTTGCTCAAGGTTATGACGATGGTGGTATGACGCTTCCTATGAGAGCGCAGCCCATTAATAACCTTGGCAGTATGCATCCCAAATCCCTTCAAGCTGCATATGACCATGCAGTCGCCACCAATGATGTAGCTGGTGCGCGTAAATACCAAAATGAATTGGGACTGCGTGAGAAATTTAAGAACCCGCAAATTTACGCCGATGGCGGAGAAACGGGCGAATACAACCTCGGTGGTTACTCCGATGGCGGGCGCTTGCTCAAAGGGCCGGGAGATGGTGTTTCCGATGACATCCCAGCTACAATTGGTAACGGTCAGCCAGCCCGCCTCGCAGATGGCGAATTTGTAGTTCCAGCACGAATTGTTTCCGAACTTGGTAATGGTTCCACAGATGCAGGAGCTCGTGAGTTGTACAAGATGATGGACAGAATCCAAGCCGGTCGCGCAAAGACCGTAGGTAAAGACCAAGTGGCAACAAACAGTAAAGCTGTTCGCCACCTTCCAGCATAGGAGCTAACATGGCAGACCAAACAATACAGTACCAAACAGGCTTTGCGCCGGTAATTGCTCCCTACGCAGAGGGACTCCTTGGAGCCGCACAAGCAGCCTCTTCTCAGCCATATCAAAGCTACCAAGACTGGGCTGCAAAATACGGACTGAGCGGTGACCAAGTAGCTGCGTTTAACCCACTGCAACAGCAATCGTTTAAACAAGCAGAAGGGCTTGGCGGTGAGGGAGCCAACTACTCCCAGAATGCTCTGCAAGGAATTCAGGCACTGTCCGGTCAGACCTTTGGTCAAGACCAAGCCCAGCAGTACATGTCGCCCTACATTCAGAGCGTCATTCAGCAGCAGCAACGGGATGCGCAGCGGCAATCAGAAGTGGCTGGAACCCAGCAACAGGCCCAAGCAACCCAAGCTGGTGGCTTTGGTGGAAGCCGCGATGCCATCATGCGGTCAGAACGGGAACGCAATCTTGCGTTGCAAAAGGGTGACATTGAAGCAACCGGTATGCAGAATGCATACAACTCCGCCCAGCAGCAGTACAACGCAGACCAAGCCAAAGGGCTCCAAGGGTATTCCCTACTGGGACAGCAGGGCCAATCTGCGCTGGGCCTTCAAAGTCAACTGGGCGGTCAGCAACAGCAGCAAGCCCAGAACATGCTCAATGTGGGTCAGCAGAACTACGCTGCGGAGCAGAACTATCCGTTCAAGAACCTTGGGTTCATGTCGGACATCATCCGTGGCGCTCCTCTGACCCAAACCGGTTCCAGTGTGTACCAAGCCGCCCCGTCTATGCTCAATCAAGTGGCAGGTCTAGGGACAGTAGGCGCTGGTATGCTGGGTGCATATAACCAGTACACCAAGAACAACCCCAGCCCGACTGGATATGCTAAAGGTGGTTTGGTGAGGGGCGGTCTGCCTCAGCTTCTAATTAACAGCATGGGTTAACAGATATGAATACTCAGCCATTGACCCCTCAGTCGGCTGGCATTACCGGCCCGATGAATATCAACGCCGTTATTACCCACCTGATAGAGATGACACCCGGACAGCGCAAACAGTTTGCGCAGTTACACATGGATGACCCCATGATGTTGTCCGCTGCAAAGTTTGTAGACAATCAAGTCAACAAGCAAGCACAGTCTTTGGCTGCTCAAGCAACTGGGGCTGCTCCTCCGCCTGTAAACCAACAGGTAGTGGAACAGATGTCCCCACAACCTCAAGTATCACAAAAGTTACCTGAAGATACAGGCATTGCTCAAATACCTGCACCTAATATGCAGAAGGTTGTTCATGCTGCTAGTGGTGGCATTGTGGCGTTCAGTGGAGAAAATGGTAGTAAGGTAAAAGAAGAACCTGTTTCTATGGTTGGACAGTTGTTTAATTCTGTTGGTGACTATATTGGTAATCAATATGAAAGAAACAAACTTGCCTTAAAACAGTTGTCAGATTATGGTGCAGCAGAAGGAAAGAGACGTGAAGCTATTCCGTACCCTCTTGAAGCATTGACTCCATCTCAAAAAGCAGCACGTACTGAACAAATGCGTGCTGCCAGTGCAGAAAAAGCAAGAATAGCTAATACTCAATTGCAGCCTGCTGTTATTTCAGAAAAAGACTACAGCCCTGAGAGTCAATACACCGGTAGTAATTATGGGAATAAACCCCCATTGCCTGCCACTGGTTCCGGTCAAGGGGCTAGAGGAGCCCCCGGTTCCCCTGAGCGGGCTATTCCACCATCCCAACCATCTACTGGAGGTGGTGGCCCCCGTGTTGACACTAGCCCTACCGCGCCTGTAGCTTCCACATGGAAAGAGACTCCTTATGTCCCAGCACAGAGCGAAGGATTGGAAAAATTGCTGAAAGGCTATCAAGATGCTCAAGGCCCAGCAGTAGACCCATATGCAGCGCAACATGAGGAAAGCAGGAAATCTCGTGAGCAAATGGCTCTTGATGAAATGGCTGGTGCAAAAGAACGTCAAGCTGGAATTGAGACACTTCTTAGTGGTAAAGAAGCCCGCATTGCAAAACGTGAAGAACGTTTAAACCAACAAGACGATGTAAATCTCAACATGTCTTTGATTAACGCTGGTTTGTCAATGATGCAATCGACCGGCAAAGGTCTAGCAGGTATTGCTGAAGGCGCACAGAAGGGCGTTGGTCAATACACTGAAGGCCTGAAGATGAATGAGGCTGCTCGTCAGAAGATTGAAGATGCCAGAGATGCGTATGATGATTTGCGGTTCAATCTCAATAACATGTCCAGCAAAGAGATTGAGGCTGCAAAAGTTGCTATGGAGCAAGGAAAGATTGCTTCCACCAATGAGGGTATCACTGCTACTATGTACCAAGAAGGCCTTAATCGTGCGGATGCAACAGCGTTGTTTGGTGCTAGGATTAACCAGATGACTGCTGATAAACAAATGGCATTCAATGCAAATGAAAATGCTCAAAATAGAGCGTTTCAATCTGGCGAAACTAGAGCAACTCAACAGTTCCAAGCTACTGAAAATGCTAAAGCACGCGCTGCTGCTGCGGCTCAAGCTGGAGCAACTCTTGCCCTGCATGAAAAACTTGCAGCAATGCCCGGAGACCAACAGAAGCTATTTGCAGCGTTGGGTAAAGGTGATATTGTTGCGGGTTATAACATTGCTATGTCGGGCAAACAAGAAGGTATGTTGGATAAAGCTAGACTTGTTGAAGCAAAACAATTTTTAGACCAACCACTAAACGAGATGAAACATCCTGTATTGTGGAAACAAGCTCAAGCAGTTATTTCAAGCTCTTTTATGCCTTCAATTCCAGCAGTAAATGTTCCAGACGCTAATATGCGCAGTCGTCCTTAATAATGTGACTTGTTTAAATTCTAAATAAATATGGCACAAGCTGTACAACTACCTGATGGTTCATACTTTCCTCTCAAAGACGGTGAACGACCACAGGATGCTTACCGTGCTGCAATGCAGTTGTATCCTGATGCATTTGAGACAAAACAACCTGAAGCTCACCCAGAGGGTGGATTCTTCCCCGCCCTAAAAGCTGGGTACTCTGCACTCAAGTCAGACATTGCTGGACTGGCTGGTCGTGCCGGTCTAATGGATTTGCCTGCGGCAGAGAAGTACATCGCAGAGCAGAAGAAATACCAAGCTGACACATTTAAACCTACAACTGAGGGCTGGGCTGAAGCACCGTTTACCCACGTCAAGGAACTGCTGGGTGGTTCATTGCCATACATGGCTGCTCCTGCTCTGGCTGGTGCAGCAGTTGCCGGTGGTGTAGCTCTTGCCCCTGAGGCCGCTGTAGCCGCTGGACTAGCAGAGGCGCTTCCTGTTGCAGGGGAACTGGGCGCTGGAGCCGCTGCCCGCTATGGCCTTACCAGTGCAGGGTCTAGACTGGCAACAGGGCTGGCTGGGGCTACATCAGCGGCTCAATTCACTGGCTCCAATATTTCTCGTCAGCAAGATGAGGGCAAGAGTCTTGGAGAAACAGACCTCACCGCAGCAGCCCTAGCAGCCATTCCTCAAGCAGCGTTGGACACATTCAGCCTGCACATGATGCCCGGTCTTGGGAAGATGTTTGAACGTGCTGGTTTAAATCTTGGCAAAGAAGAGGTCAGGAATTTTGCTGAAGAAGGACTGAAGAAGACCGCCGCCGATTACCTGCTCACTACCGGCAAGACAATGGGCATTGAAGGCCTCACTGAGGCAGGACAGCAGGTCTTTGAACGTGCCCAAGCAGGACTCAGCATTACAGACCCAGAAGCCCGTCAGGAATACTTTGACAACTTCTTGGGCGGAGCAGTTCTTGCCGGTGTAATTGGCCCTGCCGGTCGCTATGTAGAGCGCGGACACGCCCAAGCCCGTTACGACATGGGTGAAGCTATCAAGCAGCGCCAAGCCCAACAAGAGCAACTTAAGCTAGATGCTCTAGCTGCCGCAGAGGAAGAGCGCAAAAAAAACTCTCCTGAGTATTTCCAGACCCTCTCTGCTGAATACAAGGCAGCAGAGCAAGCAAAGAATGAACTGAAAGGTCAATTGCGTAAGGTTGTAACTGGTTCTGAAACAGAAACCGCAGACCGTTTACACAACCAAGAAATTACCGCCCAACTCAAAGAAATGAGCCCCGGCGTAACAGCTTTGGCTGCTGAGTACAACCGTCTTCTAAAGGTGCAGCCTAAGGCTGGAGAGACCGCACCGGAGAAAGAAAAGGTTTCTTTGGCAGTTGGAGACATGCTGGACAACCCACTGGGTAATTTCACCAAGGAAGAGCTTGCCAGCAGAGCCCCGACGGTCGCCAAGTACATAGACAAACAACGTGAGAAGGCAGGCAAGCCTGCGCTTGATACCTATTCAATTGAAGATATCCGTAACGCGATGCCCAATCAGCTACCTGAAGCTGAACAGGCAGACCTGAGCAGTCTGATTGCAGCCAAGAGCGGGCACACCGGTGAAATCACCTACAAACCCACCGATGTCATTGAGGTAGCTAAACAGAAGAACATTGACACCACAACAGAAGGGTTTAAGGATTTCCTGCGCCGTGCCACTGGAGATGCAGAGCTTGAGCAACTGACCCAGCCTCAGCTTCATTCTGCGTTTACAGCACTGTCCTCCCTGCCAAGGTTTGAGGAAACCCAGATTCTTCCGCAGAAACGGAACGCCACGGACTACAGCAAAGAGCAGTACGACAAGGCCGTAGCTGGGCTACAGAAGTTGGTGGAAGAGCGCAGTACAGAGGTGGTGAAGGAAGGTGAGAAACCTATTGCCAAGCCTGTATCGATAGAAGAAGCCAATCAGGTAATCAAAGACCAGACCGGCCTGAAGAACGATGCGGATGTACAGACTCTGTTCCGTGAGGCAAACCGTAACGGTGACATTGACCTAAACTCCAAGAATGAAGTTACCTACCAGCAGAAGGGCGCTCAGGCTGAGTTCAACATTGAAGAAGGCACTGCTCCAGCGGAGGGTACTGGCTTCAATGTCATACGTGACGGCAATATGTTGTTCGCCACCAATGAT